TTCTAACTGTGGATTGATTGGACAGCATGCAATTAAATATGTTAATGGAGCTGTGTATTGGATGGGTCAATCAGGAGGATTTTATGTATTTGATGGTACTGTTAAATCTTTACCTTGTCTTGTAGAAGATTTTGTATTTGATACAACAGGCACGGACCTCGGACTTAACTTTACATCAGGAGAATTAATATATGCAGGAGTAAATACTTTGTACTCTGAAATAAATTGGTTCTATCCTAAATCAGGATCTACTCAAGTTGATAGAGTAGTTTCTTACAACTATGATGAAAATGTTTGGACTACAGGATCTTTAGCTAGAACTTCTTATCAAGACGCTACACTTTTTGATAATCCTTACGCAACAGAATACAATGCTTCTGGTACTCCTAATTTTCCAATAATAAATGGTGTTACAAATATAAATGGAGCTACAACTTATTTTGCTCACGAAGTTGGAAACAATGAAGTTGCATTTGACGGAAGTGAACTAGCCATACCTGCATTTATCCAAAGCGGTGACTTTGATTTAAATGATGGTGGAGATGGACAATTTTTTATGTCAATGAGAAGGTTCATTCCGGACTTTAAAAATATTGCAGGCAATGCAACTATTTCATTATTGTTAAAAGATTTTCCTGCTGAACAAGAAGCATCATCACCTTTAGGCCCTTTTACAATTGATAGTAATACTAAAAAAGTTGACACTCGAGCAAGAGCACGATATGCAAGTCTAAAAGTATCTAACACTTCAACAAATACAAGTTGGAGATATGGAACTTTTAGAGCAGATGTGCAACCAGATGGACAAAGATAATATAGCTGATTTAAAAATAGTTGAAAACTTTTTTGATGATATAAATCTTATTAACGAGTTAGCTAGTCTTCAAAAATATTACAACGTAGATGATTACAATTTTATGTCAGGTCATTCTAATTCTTGGCCAGGTGTAAGAACAGATTGTTTAGATAAAAAATTAGAATTAAATCATATTATAAATTATTATGTTAAGAAAAAATTTAATTACGATTCAAAATCAGCAGCTTATTTTTTTCATAAAAGAGGAAGTAAAGATAATGCTAAAGATTGGATACATAAGGACCCAACTAAGTATGCATGTATAATTTATTTATCTAAGACTAATTTAGAATCGGGAACAGTTTTTTATGATGATAGTGATCAGATTATTACAGATATAGGTTTTGTACAGAACAGAGCTATATTTTTTAATGGTCAAATAAAACACAAATCAAAATTAAATTATGGTAAAGATGATAATTTAAGATTAACATGTAATGGATTTTTTCATGATTAGATATCACGAGAATGTATTAGATCCTAGATTTATAGATGAATTAGATAAATTTGTAGAATCTAAAAAAGATAAAAAAGAATGGCAGACTAATTTGTTTTGGCCAGAATATATTATTAAATCTTCAACAGTCGTACCTGTATTATCACTTGACCATATTGATACAATCCGTAATTATTTAAGACAAGTATATAATAAATTAATACCTGAATCTTCTAAGCATAAAATGGAAATTAATTATTATCTTTGGCCACCGTTAAGTTATATTCCTTTTCATGATGATTCACATAAGTTAATAGCTTCTACAATTTACTTAAATAAAACGTGGGATATAAATCATGGAGGTTTTTTTATGTATTTAGAAAACCATAATTATCATCACGAAAATTATAAATCTATTCCACCAAAATATAACAGTTGTGTAATAAATGATAATAAAGTTAAACATGGTACAACATTAACAACTATGGATGCACCTATAAGAAAAACATTACAAATATTTTTTTATGATTAGAACAGATTTATTTGCTACACCAATTTGGCAAGGACCAATAAAATTAAATAATGATTTACTAATTAAGTTTTTTAATAAAGCAAAAGAATTAAATTATTTAGCTAAGAATAAAAGCTCTGTAAATGGTTCAGAACAAACTGAAGACATTGCTATTTCTAAAGAATTTTCTGATACTAAAAAAAGAATTGAATATATGTATTATCAAGAAACAGGTAATAAAGTAAGAATGGGAAATGCATGGATTTGTAAAAATATAAAAGGATCAATGAATGAAATACATGTTCATGGTAATACTGATATCTCAGGAGTGTACTATATAGAAACACCAGAAAATTGTGGGGGTCTAGTATTTAGAAATCCTAATGATTGTGTTCAAATGGGCACTAGACATTTTGAAAAAGATCTTTGTTGGATGGGCTCTTATATTATACCTGCAGAAAAAGGTAAGATTGTTTTTTTTCCTGCACATTTACCACACAGAACTCAAATAAATCAAAACGAAAAACCAAGACTAGCACTGTCTTTTAATTTAAGGTATATTTAAATATGGCTAAAATAAATGTAAATATACCAGAACCGCAACCACAGTATGAACCTTCTAACCAAAGACAAATACTTGAATCTTTAGATACGGTTAAAAACCAATTAAACTTTTCATTTCAAAATGAATTAAAAGAAGAAATTAATACATTCAATTATTTTTTATCATGACAATACAATATAGAAACCAAGGCTTTTCTTTAACAACAAGTAACCTAACAACGGTATTAACTATAGCTACTTCTGCTGTTGCTATAGTTAAAAGCATATCTATGTCAAATCAAAGTACGAACAATGTTCTTACATTATTAAAATTAAGAGATGTATCAGCAGGAGCTGATTTTGAATTTTTTAGATCTGATAGCAATCAATCTTCAACAATGCAAGGAACAGATCAACCTTTAAATCTAGAAGCTGGTGATGGCATTAAAGCTCAAGCAGAAACAGCTAATATGATACAGGGAGTAATAAGTTATGCATTACTAGATAGATCACAAGAAAATGGCTAGAATTAAATTTGTAAATTTTACACCTAGACCAAAGCCTCCTAAACGTCCTGGAAGGCATAAAAAGAGGCTTAACAAAAATGAAAAAAGATCGTATAAGAAATACCACAGACAAGGGAGGCGACCATAATGGAATTTAGAGATACAGAAAAACAAGATGGCAGTTTAAAAATTGTGTTTAATGAAGATGAAATAAATACTTTAACTAAAACAAAATGTTTAATTTTAGATCCTAAATACAGTAAAGAATTTGTAACTGTATTAATGGGAGTATGTATGAGATTGATGGCTAAACTTAATCCAGATAAAAAATACAACAAGGAGAAATAATGGCAGACGATTTAATCAAGATCCCAGCTAAAGCAAAAGAAATTGTGAAGCATAAAAGATCGGGTAAAGTTTATGCTAGTAAAGCTGAGTTTGATGCAGATGTAGCTGATCCTAATACTGATACAACACAAGATGATTTCAGACAGGATTTAGAAATTACAGTTGCAAAGCTTACGCTTACTGGTAAAACTAAATAATGTATCAAAAAATATTTGAAACACCTATTTGGATTCAAAATATAGAACCACAAAAACTTAATCTAATAAGTACCAATTTTAAAAAATCTTGGTTAAGTGAAACACCTACTTCTTTTTCAGAAAATGAAGAAGACAATAAGATGGATGAAGATGGTAAAAAATATCTTAAGAGCCAAGTATTATTTTGTCTACAAGATGTAGGTATTAAGGATTGTGAAATATCTCAAATATGGAGAAATGTATACAATGGAGACTTTCAAGAAAAACATTGTCATGTCAATTCTAATTTTTCTTTTACTATTTATGAAAAATTAAAAACTCCTCAAACTGTTTTTGAGCATCCTGCTCATGATATGATATATGCAACTAATGTAGATAAAATATTTGGAACTGTATTTCAACCAAATGTAAGAGAAAATCAAATGATTTTATTCCCAAGCTATTTACAACACATGGTAAAAAAATCTTTTGAATCAATGACGATAAGTGGTAATGTCCATATTAAATGAAGTTTCTAGGAATCAGATTAGATGAACACGATTCAAATATAACCTACACAGATGGGACTAATGTAAAATATTATAAGCCGGAAAGATCAACACAAGTAAAACACTTTGGGTATAATAATTTATCATCATGGATTGAAAGTGAAAATATATTAGATTTTGATATAGATGAGGTAGATGCAATAGCTATGGTGATAGATGTATTTAGACATCCTTGGCTTAAAAAAGAAGATCCCCAAGCTTTGTATGAAGAAATAAAAATTCCATATGCACCTTTCGAAGATTTAGAATGTCCTATATATAGAGTTGATCATCATTACTCTCATAGTTTATCTTGTTGGCCCTTAAAAGATAATTCTGCTACTGACTTTGTACTTGATGGTTTTGGAGACTTGTACAGATCTTGTAGTGTCTTTTCCGATAATAAAATGAAAGATGTTTATACTTTAGAAACTATGTTTTCATTTGGTAAATTTTTAGCAAACTTTGGTGAGCATATAGGTGTGTTAGGTATTGGTGATGATGCAGCAGGAAAGCTGATGGCGTTAAAAGAATTTGGTAATTTTAATAAAAAATTTTATGATCATCTTTGTCAATACGAATTAAAAGACTCAAAAAAAATATTTG